GGTTTGATTTATTGCGACGTTACCAGCTGTCGAAACTTCGATTCCGAAATCGACGACTGTACCGCCAAAAATTGGCACGAACGTATTAGTCGAATCCTTTAGCTCGATTGAAACTGAGTCGTTTATGTTTATGTTAACGATCGCTTGATTAAGATTTATAAGCTGTAAATTACAATAGCCCGCTTGCGCTTGCTGATAGATATTATCTCGACCGCTGGCGATCGTTAGATTTGCTAAAACGTACGTCGTATATTCGACGCCCTGAATCTTTACGCGCCAAATTGGATTGAATACGGTCATATTGCTAACGCCCTAGCGCCATTAGTTCCGCGATAGAAACTATCGTTTAGAGTGTTGACGATTGTTCGAGCTGTACCCTCGGAGTCAATCGCTCCGGATACGTTCACGTTAATAGTCGTCGGCGGTGTAAGTCCCGCTTCACGTTGACGGATTGCGAACATGCGCTCGCCGACGTCGGTTCCGACTGGTACGACTGGCGGGATAAATCCTGATTCCCTCTGGCGGATCGCGAACATGGCTTCGCCGATGTTGCCAGTAGTTCCGCCTAAGCCCGCTGCCAATTCGTCAACGGCGGCGGTCGTCACAGTTTTTGCAGCTGCTTTAGTGGCTTCCGCTGTTATTGCTGCCGTCTGTTTTGCGACTTCCTTGGCTACGTCGCCCACTTCTTTTTTAATTTCATCTTTGACGGCTTTAGCTGCTGCTGGAGTAACAGTCTCAGTTTTGGCGCCTTTGGTTAAAATAATGGTTGGAATTTCAGCTATATCTTTACCGCCGAATAAATTGTTTACAGCGTTATACGCTTTAATGAGCAAATTAACGGCGCTAATCGCTAAGTTAATTCCAGCGACAACGCCTGAAATAGCAAGGCTCACGCCGTCAATAATTAATCCGACGCCTTTAAACGCAAGCCCCAAAGTCGTGCCGATGATTGGCGCTAAGATTTTTGCAGCTCCACCGATTACTCCGATGACCGCTCCTAAAAATGTAAATACCGCGTTATTGTCCTCAATAAATCCTTTTAACTTTTTAAATACTGTATTTAATCCTTCAATAACTGGAGTTAAGGTAGCCTTGAAAATTGGGACTAAATAATCCTGAACGAATCCCCAGAGAGCTTTGATCGCTGGAAGTAAAGTAACGCTAAGTAAACTAGCGTAGCTTGTAAATAGTGGAACGATGTTTTTTGTGAAGTAGTCCCAAAGCTCGGTGAATACCGGAATTACTGAATCCTTTACAAAGTCAGTTATATCTTTGAAAATTGGCGACAATCCCGTTCCAATTTTGTCGGACAGATTGCTAATTGTTGGAACTACTTTTTCTACAATAAGTGTAACGAGTGGAGTTATGGCGTCGAGTACGAATCCGCCTATCGTTTCCTTGCCCTCGTCGAACGCAATTTTTAAACGATCCATTTTGCCGCTAAAGGTTTCAGCTCTTTGAGAAGCAAAACCACCAAAGTTTTCCGCGAGTGCTTTCGTAATTTCGTTCATGTCGCCGGATTTAAGTATGTTTGAATCTATACCTAAACCTAACTTTCCAAGTGCAGCGGCGTTGCCGTCGTAAGCTTTACCTAGTGCGTTGGCTACGGTTTCTAGCGGTTTGCCGGTAGCGGTAGAAATATCTAAGGCTATATTTAAAAGTTTCTGACTTTCCTCGACGTCTTTCGTGCTTCGGGATAATCTTTCAAAGGCTGGACGTAAAACGTCGTCCGTAATGCCTTTAGATAATGACGTTTGAGTAATGTAGCTCTCTACGGCTGCGATTTGTGCGTCGGTTGCCTTAGTTGTATTCTGTAAAGTTAAAGCTAAGTTTTTCTGAGCTTCTTCATCGGCTATTGCGTTTTTTGTAGCTTCGACCAGCGCCGTTCCAGCATAGGCAAGCGCCGCCGCTCCAGCTGCCGCAAACGCTATTCCAGCACCCTTTGCAAAACTTCCTAGCTTTGTACCGAACCCGTCGGTAGTATCGCCCGCGTCCGCAAGTCCTTTTTTAAGGTTATCGACGTCCGCAAGGATCGAGAGCTTAAGCGTTCTTGATCCGGTAGCCATTAGTCGAACCTCTTAACTATGTCATTAAATGCTTTTTCCCACTCAGTTATTAAGTAGCTTTGCTCAGCTCTTAAAGTTGGATAAATAAAATAGCCCGTCGAACCTCGCCCGGTTGATCCCGACCAGATCGGGAATTGCTTAAATTTATTCGATCCAAATTCTGAGCCGCCCCAAAGTTGTTGAGTAGTAGCGCCGCCGCTAAATTTCTGAGCTGCAAAACCAAAACCGATTTCGCCAATTTTGGACGACTTACTAACTCGAGAGCCCTCAGCAATTCGACTAGCTACTGGAGCCGAATTTAATTGACCAGCTGCCGAGATAACTTTGCCCTGTAAATAACTGGCAAGCGCTCCCGATTGAGTTTTAGCTTGATCGAGAGCTTCCGCGTCCATGGCTTTAAACGCCCCAGTAATGGCGCGAAGTTCGGCTTTGTCGTACTGGACGACTTCCTTACTTTCCGCCATTTCGCTTCTCCATTATCTCGAGCGCTGTCAATATATCCGCCGCGTCAACCCACTCACTCATTGGAATTCCCGTTGCGATTGAGAGTTCTACAATTAAGTAGCTTAGGCTTCCTCGGCTGTGGCTTTTGGGGCGTCGGATTCTCCGACCGTAATATCGACCACCGTATCGCACCAAATTTCATAAGGCTTTACGGGCTTACCCGCTGCCTCACGTCTTAAAGCGTTCCACGCTAGAAACATTAGATCGGAAATTCCGATTTTATCCTGAGCCTGTTGAATTGTGTATCCGGTTTTTTGTTCCCACTTTGCGAACTCAGGTGGCTGAGCTGTTGTTGTAGTAACTTTACCGTCGTTCGTTTCGATCTGTATTTGTAGTTTCATGCTCCCGATTTCTTTTCTTTAGAGTGTTGGAGTTGTCACGCATGTAAAGCTGAGTGAAACTGTTTGCGCGTCTGGAGCTGTTCCGCCGGCGCTTGGGAAAATTGGCTGTACGTCAAAGTTAAATACTGATCCGCTCGCAGCTGTGAAAACGACCGCTAGTGGTGTATTTGGTGCGCTGTCAGCCGCGTTCCATAGTGAGTTGCAAAGTGACCCGCCAGCTGTCCAGTCCGCGAGCATTTCGACCGCGAAAGTTCCTTGGGTGTCAGTAGTGTAATAAGCCTTACCGTCTAGCGTTTGGTAAGTGTTGATCGTTGACTCGATTGTTAGAGTCGCGCTTGTTGCTTGAGCGTCGTATGTATCACCGTCAATGGTGAAAGTGATATCGCGCCCAGTTACGATTGTTGTTGGCATTTGTTCTCCTAGTTTTCTTGCTTGTAGTAAGTGGAAACGTCAATATCCGAAATAAGTAAATTACTCGAACCTAACGTTACGATCGACGGACGCGATACGTCGCCGACGATGTATCCCGACGGAATAGCCGCGAGAATCTGTATAACTAGCTTCTCGAGATTATCGAGAGCGCCCGCGTTGTTGTTATACGCGACGGCGGCTGAGATTGTAAAGTTAACTTTTAATTGAATCGAGCTGTTAATCAAAGTCGTTTCCAAATACGGAGTACCGGGCACGATGATCGCAGCGGGCGGGATTACCGCTTCGGGTACTGATTCATAGACCGACGCGGTTACGCCAGCGAGAGCGGTCGCTAGTGGCGCGCGAACGTTAGCTTGAATTGATGTTGGCATTTATTGACCCATAGTTTCGACGTCAATAAACGGAGCTAATAATCCGATTACGCGATTTTGTAATGAGCGACCGAGTACGAACGGCGACGGTTGAAAATCAACCTGAGCCGAAGTATTGCCCGGAGCTGTGATTGACTGGAAAACTTCAACGGCTACGACTAACAGCGCCGACTTTACAGGCGCTACGGTTGAATATAAGTCCTCAGCTGTTGAGCCATTAAGTACGGCTAATCCAGCGGGTATCTTTGGCGTAAAAATTTGATCCGGTGCGGCTGTTGCTGTCGTAAATATGTAAGGCGCGATTCGATGATCGTTAACCGTAACGGTCAGATCAAACGCAGCTCCGCAGCCTGAAATGATTACAGCTTGACCCGGTACGAAATAGTTAATCCGTTGAGTCGTGTAAAACGCCATGCCGTCTTTGACTTCGATCCCTGTAATCGCTGACTGATAACCAGTTAGCAACGGCAAAATAGCGCCCTCAGCGCTTGCGATCATAAGATCGAGATATGCGTCAGGGTAAAGAGAATCGCTAACGCCTAAGACGGCACGAAGTTCGTCCGCGGTAATAATTGGCATTAGCGATCCTCTCTAGATTCTGCTCGGTCGCCTCGGGAGCGAAACGACCGATGTTTATTTATTTAGAATCAAACCTGATTCCAGCATGCGCCAAATGGAATCTTTGGAGCGATTGCGGCGTAACCATAATACAAAATGTCCACGGTTCCGTCGGAGTTGATGTTTGTACGCAGCTCAAAACGTGGGCTCTCGTACCATGTCCATGCGTCAGGGTTGATAACTACCATTGAGTTATCGCCGACTGATGTAGTGGCTCCAGCGTTTCCGATTGAACGTGAAACGAATAGATTTAAGCCCGGTGAAACTACGCCGCGAAGTGAATCGCCGCGAACGTTTCCTGCTTGATTGCTTGGCTGTGCCGCATTGTAAAGCGGTGTGCCATTGTCGTTATAGCCCATGATGTTAGTCCATTGTCCCGGGCTAACTACTAAGTTACGAGCAAAACCGAGTGATGATGAATAAACAGCACCCGCAGCTTGTGAAGTGAAACCTAAGAATCCGGTAGCTGAGTTAGCGTTAACGCCTGTTGATTGACCAGCGCCCACGATTGTACCTGTTGCGAATTCGTCTGTGACCTTAGCGTAAGCAAATTCCAAATTCTGAAGTAACGCTGTTAGGTAGCTTGGGTCTGAACGGTCGATAAGTTCGATCGTTGAAATTGCGCGTCCCTTGAAAGAGTTAACTGGAACTGAAATGTAAGTCGCGGTTAATTGTGACTCTGTGATTGGGTCGTTCTCGTCGATATTGCTAACGGTTGGAACGCCGGTGACCTTAGGCAGCTCGAAAGTCATACCAGTAGCACTAAGCGCTTCGCGAGATAGCGCGTCAATCATGCCGCGATCTGCATTAGCTAGTGCGTTGATTACTGTGCGGCTTTGTGGTGTTGGAACCATGCCCGGAGCTGTTGAAGTGGTGTTATCAGCAGCTTTAACATATTGGCGAGCGTCCTCATCGTGTAAAACTGACGCCTTGAGTGAATACTGTAAATAAGAAACCTTATCGACAATAGGTGAACGTGGCGCGGTGTACGCCATTGGAACATGCTTTGACGCTTCTACCGTTTCGGCAGCGGCGCTTTCTGGAACGGTAGTGTCTGACACTTGTTCTCCTTCTGTTGTTGGATTTGTTTCCTCTGTTTCCTCGTCTGTTTCGGAATCAGAATTCTCATCTGTTGATTCGACTTCCTCGTCGGTTTCAGTTTCGCTTGCTGCTACCTGGCTAACTCGAGCGCTGTCGATTGCTGGCTCTGAAACTAACGACACTTCGTCGAGTGATCCTTTAGCTACTACTAAAACTCCGTCAACGAAATCATGCGCGTTAACTTTAACTCCGACACTAAAACCGTCGCGGAGACCCGTCGCGGCTTCCACTAATGCGTCGTTTCCGGCTGTTGTCTCCGCGATTTTAAAAGTCGCGTCGATTCCCTGTTCGGTTGCGGTCATAGATAAGACCTTTCCGATTGGTCGAGTGCGATCATGTTCTAGTAAAAGTTTTACGTTTTTAGTCGCGATAGATTCTGGTTTAAACGTCGTAAGTCCGGCGGACGTTGATCCAGTTTCGTTCCATGTTACGACGCGTCCGGTAATAGTGCGAGATTCGCTATCGGCTGACGTAATTGTTAGCGGCATGTTTAGCTTCATTTAATCATTTCCTCAGCTTGTCGGATTTCCTCGACGCTGATTGCGCCGATTTCAAATAATGTTTTGTAAATTCCTACACGTTCGGCTTCGCTTCCGCGTAAGTAATCCTCTAATTTAAAATGAACTGATTGTGTTGACGGAACGAAATCCGGCATAGATAAACGAGTGCTAATACTTGTCATAAGCGGAATTAGCGAGAAATCAAGCAAAGTTTTGCGAGTAACGTTTGCGTTTGAGTAAGTCATGCTTGATCCAGTTTCGGCGTCAACGTAGAACGCTGGAATACCAATAGCGCGAGCTAATTCTGTTGCGATATATGAACGAGCTGCCGCGAGCTGTAACTTTTCAGGATCGAAACCGACGGTTTGTAATTCTACGTCCGCATTTAAAAACGCGGTCGAACGATTACGTCGAGCGACGCCCCATGACTCTAAGAGTTTCGCAATTCGATCAGCTGGTAGCGCTGTGCCATTTGATTTTAATACCATAGACGGGACAGGTTCGCGAGCATAGTTAGCAGCTGCTCGCTCTAATTCTGCACCGGTGCGAATTGTCCGACCAGCGCGGTTTAATAATCCTTCGTCGTTACCATAGAAAACAATTATTGAGCCAATTCCCGATTCTGGAATTTGTTTTCCGTCAATCGTGTAATAAAGAACTTCGGTTCCGTTATTGTTTAAGAAAACGCCAACGCGTGTAGGAACGATTCGTTGAACGGAACGAATTCGCATAGTGTCGGCAAAGAGTTCGGTGATTTGCCAATAGGCGTAACCGTAAAATAATAAATCCTCAGCTGTCCAAACATATGTTGCGCTACCCGGTACGCGTGGATCAGGGTCACGAATTACGCGGGGCGCTGGCACTTCGAGCCCCGTCGTATTGTCCCGGAGTTGTAACCCTATTGAAGCTATGGACGAGCAAATAATCCCGCGAGCACGTGCGATCGTAGGAACGCTCATAGCTTCCTCGCGCGTAGCCTGAGTAGCGCCACCGTTAAAGGTATAGATCGAATCTAACGCGAATACAGGTGAAGCCGAAGCCTCGACGTCGCTACCTTGGAGCGGCGTTACAGCTTCCACCTTTGACGCAAATAGATCACGAATACCCATGAGAGAATTGTGTCAGGCTTATAACATTAAGCCGTCATAATATCGAAGTCCATTTCTGGGCGTGTCGCGAAGTGTGTAACTAGCGCCGTTGCTACCGCCGCGCAAACCGCAGCTTGAGAGGCTCGACGTCCGATAACCCAGCCACCGTCACCACGTTTTAGCTGAACCGCTGAAAGAATCTGTTTAGTGAGATCGCTTTGCCCCCTATGCCGAAGCCGACCGCTATTTATCGCACCGAGCAGCTCGTCGCAGCTCTGAGGATAAACCGAGTCCATGTCAAAGATCGGAATACCGGCGGGCTGGAATCTGGCGGCTACGGCGCCCGAAGTTCGACGGCTGTAAAGCAAATACTCGAGCGGATACTTACGGCAATACTTAGCAGCTTCATTAGCGATCTCTCGATCGTCGAGCTGAACTGAGTTTTCCCATGTATGGAGCAGCTTTACGACGAACCGTTCGTCGCCCAATTTCTGAGCTCCGACTAGCGCGCAGAATTTGCGATCCGGTGAAATGTCAATCGCGAGCCACGTTAATTTTTCTGGGTCGAGATCGACGGATTCGTCATGGCAATTATTCCACTCGTTGGCTCCAATAATGCTGGAAATAGTTTGAACCCACCTGCACAATACCTCGGTTTGGACTACTTCCGGCGGATCATTTAAAACCGCCTGAATATTGTCGATGTTAATTGTGTGACCGATCGCTGGGTTAGCAGCAAGCCAATTAGATTCGAGCTGTATGTCGTCAGTCGGTGCGCTCCACTCGAAATAGCCGATGTCGTCGTTTGCTCCAGCGGCGGCAGCTAGTCCACGCTCTCGAAACGCATTTAAAACGACCGAGTGCGAATCGCCCGCGTTTGTGTAGCTCATAATCATAGGATTCTTTGCAGCCATAAGGGTATATCTTAAAGAGGCGTAAGATTCTAAGTCTTTCATCTCTCGAAGCTCATCTAGGTGAATTGCCGACGGTGCGGAAACGCCTCGAGCAGCTGAGCCGCCAGCCTTTACGATAAATCGGTTAATTTGCCCGTTCGTACCCTTGACTTCGATTTCCTCGGAGCCATGACTCCACCTAATACGCTGGACGCGCTTAGATAGCATTTCGGAACTCTCGATCAGGTTAACTAGCTGTCTAAATTGCTCTAGCGATGTGGCTAATCTATGAGCTGAGCCAATCTGTAAAGGCTCGTCCCATAGGAATAAGCCGCCTAAGATTCGGATTTGCTGTAAAAATGACTTGCCATTTTGGCGCGCTACGACAATACAATTCGTCGGAGTAGCCCAGCGTCCGTCTGGTTTGTATTTGTGAGTATGCTCCAGCGCAAACTTTTGCCACGGCATTAAGCCCTCTGGGAGTATGTCAGCGGCTAAATCGATCAAATCGAAGCCCCTAGACGGTAAATCGTTGAGCTGAGTGTGGATTCTGGGCGTCGGTGAGCCATAAGTGGCAGCTAATGACGGCGGTAAAACCGATAGCAGCCGATTTGAGCATAGTTCGTCGGGTAGTTGACCGATTATGACTTGATCGTCCTTAATCATGACTTACGCTAACGTTTTCAGGGATATTTAGATCAT